TTTTAAATGCGGATGATAGTGATTATAACAAAAGGGCTGCCATTGAATTACTCAACATTAGAATCATTGATAAATATTTAGAATTTTATGATGAGCCTATGGTTCTTCATATGGTTCATAAGATTCAAAAAGGAGGAAATAGAGAGATATATGTTATGTCTTATCCTACAAAAATCAAACAGCAAGTGTTAGAGAATTTTTTTAAAAAATTATGTAGTTTCTTACCTAATGAAATGATTAATATACCAAGTAATAAAAGAACTATGTGGTTACACCAAAGAGTACATGAACACTCACCGGATCTAACTTATAGATCAGAGAATTATTATCACACTTATGATTGTAAACGCTGGGCACCACATAGTAATTTAATAAAATATTTTCACTTTATATCTGGAATGTCACATATGTTACCTAAATCTTTTCAATTAATTTTTATGAATTTCTGGGAAAAATATTTTGATAAAATATTTTGTGTTCGCACAGCAGTTTGGAATGGTTTGAATAATAATGAAAAATTTAAAATATTTTGTCAAAAATTTACACATGATAAAGAGATAGGCAGATCTAATATAGTCATGAAATTCTCATTTATGATGGGCATATTCAATTATTTATCCTCCATGATGCATGCAGCATCACAATTATATTTAAGGTACATTATCAAAAAATTAGCTATCAGGTGGAAAGGTAAAGGTTATAAATCTGATTTGATATTAGTTGCACATAGTGATGATAGTGGAGGAAAAAGTTTCAACATGAATTTAAATTCATTGAGAATAACAACAGCATTACATGAACTCATTTTAAAAATGGGTAATCATCTATTGTCAAAGAAGAAAAGTTGTGTATCTAAGATATATTTCGAAATAACTTCTATATTATATTTATCGGGTGTTTTTTTACCTTTAATGCCTAAATTTACTGGTAACATTTGTTTACAACCTACAGATGGTGGTTATCCAGATGATATACTTACATCAATAGGTAAAACTATAGAAATAGTGGAAATGGGAGGGACTTTTAGTCAAGCATATATATGTCATAAAATAGTGGTGTCCATGATAAGATATTTTTATAATTTCCCTATAACAGATATAGATTATAGAATTCCATATCAAGTTTGTGGAGTCCCTGAT